GTGTAGGCTTCTCTGCCCTCGTCCGGCTGGAACCGGGCGAGGGCATTTTTTATCCGAACATCCTGTCCGGCTGATATCCGAGCTTGGCCACGCTGGCCGACTGATGGTATTCCGGCCGCTTGAAGCTGTAGCCCCAGCGCTTGGCCGCCCAGAACAGGGCCGCCGTTTCATCCGCCGCGTGGACGGTCAGCTGCCGCCCTGCGTAATCCACCACGAAATAGTGCTTCCCGGCATAGCCCGGCTGCTCGACGATATCCGCGCGCTTCGCGGCCCGCTCACCGGGGTAATTGATGCTATTTTGCCGCATAGCTTTTTCCCCTCCTGTCCTTATTTGCCGCCCGCTCGATCTGCCGGATGGCGGCTCTGTCCGGCTCCAGACTGATCTTGTCCCGGTGGTTGATGTCGTAGATGTGGTTTCGGATGCTCTCATAGAGCGTCCAGCTGCAGCAGCGTGCGCTGCATCCCGGCTCCCGGCCGGGGCAGTCCTTCCCGCACGGCGGCGGGATCTGCCGCATGCGCGGCGCGTAGATCTGCGCCGTCATAGCGCTTCGTCCTGCACGCACTGGAGCCAGTACGCCAGCTTTTGCAGCCGTGTCTCCTGCGCCAGCAGCGCGTCCGTTGTTTCGTGATCGATCCGCGGCATTTCGTACAGGAGCGCCCGATCATTCTTGAGGTCGTCCGCGTAGGCGTTGACCGCCTCGATCACGTCCGCCAGCTGATCCGGGCGGAAATTTATCGGGATACGCTTTTCTTCCTGCCTCATGGCGCTTCACTCGTACAGGCAAACCCCTGTAAAAAACGCCATGAGCGATACGAAGCCGAGGACGGCGGCGATCTCCGTCGCGTGGGCGCAGCCTGCGATGATGCACAGCGCGAAGCCCACGCCAGATAGCCAGATGCAGCCCACCTTCGCCAGCCGCCGCATGGCCTTGTGCCACTGGTAGATTGCCCGGATTCTCTCCCGGCGTTCCTCCAGGCTTTCCCCTTCAAGAGCTTCCGGCGGCTCATACCCGATCCGCCGCTCTGCAAGATTGGTTCTCATTCTGCTAACTCCTTCCTCCATACCGGGCTATCCTCCCGGTTCACGCAGTAGCGCATGGTTTCCTTGAATTCCTCGCCTATTCCCCGCTGGCAGAACGCGGCATAAAATATGTTCAGGATCCGCGCGGCAGCAGCGCTCAGTTCCAGCGCGCTTCCGGATAGCGCAGATACCGTTTTTTGCCGTCCATGCCGATCTCGACGTGTAGCTTCCCGTTATCCATGGGTTCCCTCCTTTGTCTCCGGCACAAACTCCGCCGAATTTACCAGCGCCTCAACGCGTTCGCACATTTCGGCCTCTTTTCTGTAGCTTTCCGCGATCCGCGCGGCCACTTTCTTGCGTTCTCCGGTTTCCTTTGCGGCGGCGTTTTCTCTTTCAGCCGCCGCAAGGCTGGCTCTGATCGACGCCATCTCCACCGCAAATTTCAGTTCAGTCCATTGCGCGGCCGTGAGCATCAGCTTACGCATTCCGCTTATCCTCCTTCGCCTCCTGCATCCGCCTGACGAGCCGCGCCAGACGGGCGTTTTGTGTAACGAGCTTCTGCGCGTCCAGGTCAAGCCCCTTGCGCTTCAGCCCGTTTATGATCTGCGCAGTCTGGCACTCACACACCATCGCCGCCTCGATCAGATCATGCAGCTCCTGCGCATCCAGCGTCAGGGTGTAGGTGCTTGCTTTTGCCATGTCGCATCCTCCTTCTGTTCCTGTTCCCGGCGGTATCGCTCCGCCGCCCAGCGGGCGAAGGCGTCGATCACGGGCTCGCCGTTTTCTTCGCCGGGATGCTTAAATTCAAAAGTTTCGCCGGGGAGAAATCTCCCGTCCGGCCCCCGTTTCCCAAAAACGGCGATCATGGTCTCACGCCTCCTTCCGCTCCTCCTGCTTGGCTTCCTTCGCCAGCGCCATGCCATAGGCGATATCGCTCAGACGCTGCATCTGCGCGGGCGTCAGCTTCTCGGTGCTTTTGTTCAGGTTTTCGATTGCCTGCTTTTCCTTCTCGGACATTTGTCTCACCTCACATTTTTGTAAGTGTGTTAGCAATTTCTTAAGCTGCTTACATCATACACTAAGCTAATTAACTTGTCAAGCCCTATTTTTTAATTAACTTAATATTTTTCTTGACTTTTGGTTGTCCGTGTGTTAAGCTGGTTACATAAAGGAGGGATTCAATGCAAACTTTTCAGGATCGACTTCGCTCCCTGATTGATACGCTCGGCATTACAAAAACAAAATTTGCCGAAGATCTGCACGTTTCGTCCGCATTTGTTTCCATGCTCTGTTCTGGCAAGTCTCAGCCAAGCGACCGCACGATAGCGGATATTTGCCGGAAATATAATGTGAGCGAGACGTGGCTCCGCACCGGCGAGGGCGAAATGCGGCAGAAGCTGACACGGAATCAGGAGATTGCGGAGTTTATGGGCGTCGTGATGCACGATCCCGACGACGCGCCGCGCAAGCGGTTCGTATCGATCATCAGCAAACTCAGCGCCGACGAGTGGCAGCTGCTGGCCGAGATCGCAAAAAAAATGGCCGAGGACGAATAACCGTCCCCGGCCTATTTTTTATTCCCGCGCCTATGTGACCAACTTTCGCACGAATCTCCAGATCAGATCCAGATCCGCATCTGTGGCCAGCCGCAGCAGGCGCTTGATCTCTTTCAGCAGCAAATTCCGTTCCATTTCCATAAGTGCCTCCATTCTTCCACAAAAATCTCTTCTATTTTTTGTTTACTATTGCCGTTGAGGTTTTCTTCCATTTGATTTACAATTTAGATAAGATGTTCCTTTTCATCGCATGATTATCATAGAACATCTGTTCGATAATTACAATTATAAGATTTTACAAAATTATCTTATAATAATTGGAGGTTTTGCCATGAGGCAAGCATGGCGCAAGGTTTTGCTTGTGCTGGTCTGCTGCGTTCTGGCCGTTGCCGGATGGATTGGGCTTTTGAATCTTGCGGGGGTCGTTTCCGCTGCGCGCTCTTACAGGGCTTCGCCCGCAGAGCTCCGCGCGGCTGCGGATGTAGCTGTGCTTCCTGCCGCAGACCCGGCGTTTTCCGGCAGCGGAGAATATACGGACGCGGAGCAGGCCGAAGCGCAGGCGGAGTATTATGCCAGCATCGGCGGCGACCCGCTCGACGTAGAGCCGCTGGAGCCGATCATCGGTAAATTTGTATCCTATATCCCCGGCACGCTTCCCGCTGAGGCCCCGCAGATCTCCGCCTCGACGAGCGAGAACGTACAGACGTTTATTGTAAATACATCCAGCGGCGTTTTTCATCTGGCGAGCTGTTACCACATCCGCCAGATGGACTATGCAAACCGCAGCAGCTACACCGGCACCCGCGCCGAGGCTGCGGCTCTGTATACGCCGTGTAAGGATTGCAATCCGTAGGAGGGTTTATGTACTGTAACAAATGCGGCAAAGAGATCGACGATGAGGCTTTGATCTGCCCGCACTGCGGCTGTGGCACCGTGAATTATATCCGCGATCAGGCAAAGGCGGAGGCCCGCGTGCAGGTGCAGGCCTCACCGGCGCGGAAAAAGCGCTCGACTGCTCTGCTTCTTTGCATTTTTCTTGGTGGCCTTGGGGCGCACCGGTTTTATGTCGGCAAGATCTGGACGGGGCTTCTTTGGCTCTTTACGCTCGGCTTTTGGGGCATTGGCACGCTGGTTGATTTTTGCCGAATCTATGATAACAAATTTCCAGATGATGCAGGCCGCCCGCTCTATGACGAGTATACGGATGGTTTAACGCCCGAGGAATACGAGGAGGCCGTCGCCGGGCCGCGCAAGGTGCGAAAAATCGTGATCGTTGTTGCGCTTGCGCTGTGTGCCGGCTGCTTCTTGATCCTGCGCGTCATTCCGAGCCTGATGTACGCACTCGGCTTTTGAGATTCGCCCGCGCCGCTGGCCGAACAACGGCGCGGGCTTTTGCTTGCGCAGGCGACTGGGAGCCGTCTGTAACTATATGGTAGCCTGCCTATGGTAGACTTGTAAAGATGTGGTAGTTGCTTTTTACAGTCAGACGTCTTACTTTTTTGGGGGGATGATATGTTTTGAAGGAAAAATTATCTGATTTATGCCGTGAGCAGAAGCAGACGATCACTCCGCACAAAACAAATCAGGACGTCGCTGAAAATACCGACCTTTCCGTCGGCACCGTCTCCCAGTTCTTTCGCGGCGACATCAAAAATCCGTCTGTTTACACGGTCGGGCCGATCTGCCGGGAGATGGGCGTTTCTATGGATGAGTATTTCGGCATTCCGCATGACGAGCCTGCCGAGCCTGCCGAGCCTTCCGATGCTGAAAAACTCCGCGCCGAGAACGCGGCCCTTCGTGCGCAGCTTGCCCAGCAGCAGAAATCCCTGCGTATGCACCGGCTCGTGACGCTCATTCTCTTGGGCATTCTTTCGCTGTGTGCCCTTGTGCTTGTGGCCGATGTGCTCATCCCATCGATCGGCTGGATTCGCACATGAAAATTACCGCCCCGGCCCGATCAGCCGGAGCGGTATCTTTGGAGGCTTTTGTGGATAATTTGAATCTTGCCAACGTTGTGATCTACGCCCGGTATTCTTCCGCCGGGCAAAATGACCAATCCATAGACGGCCAGCTTGCCAAATGCCGCGAATACGCGCAGCAGCGCGGATACCGCGTTGTCGGCGAATACTGCGATCGGGCGCTGTCCGGGCGATATGCAGAGACGCGGCCGGAATTCCAGCGGCTGATTTCGGACAGCGCAAAGCACGCGTTTGATTTTGTGCTTGTCTGGAAGCTCGACCGCTTTTCCCGCGACCGGTATGACAGCGCGATCTACAAAAAGAAACTGCGCGCGAACGGCGTGCGCGTCCTGTCCGTTACCGAGGGCGTAGGCGACAGCAGCGAGAGCGTGCTGCTGGAGGCGATCCTGGAGGCCATGGCGGAGGAATACTCCCGCCAGCTTGCCCAGAATGTCCGTCGCGGGATGCGCCAGAACGCCGAGAAGGGTCTGAGCCTCGGCGGCCTCGCCCCGCTCGGCTACCGCGTCGTGAATAAGCAGTACGAGATCAATGAGGACGAAGCCCGCATCGTCCGCTTTATCCATGAGCAGTATGCCGACGGCGCAGGGCAAAAGCAGATCGTTGCCGACTGCGCGCGGCTGGGCTACCGTAATCAGCGCGGGAACCCGCTCACATTAGCCTCGGTAAAGCGTATCCTTGCAAACGAGCGGTATGCCGGCAGGTACGACTACCTCGGCGAGATCGTGATCGAGGACGCATTCCCGGCCATCGTATCAAAGGATCTGAAAAAGCGTGTGCGCGACCGCCTCAAGGCGAATGCCAAGGCCCCCGGCCATGCAAAGGCAAAAGTTGAATATCTGCTGCATGGAAAGCTGTTCTGCGGCGAGTGCGGCGCGCCGATGATAGGGGAGTGTGGGCGCGGCAGGCACGGCGCGACGTATTACTATTACACCTGCGCGGCGCGGAAGAAGCAGCACACTTGCAAAAAGCGCAATGAGCGCAAGGACGAACTCGAAGCCAGTATCGTGGATTATATCGGCTCGTGCGTGCTGACGGACAGCTGGATCGACAGCGCAGCCGAGCGCGTTGTGTCGGAGTATCAAAAGAGCTACGACGCATCCGGCATTAAGCCGCTGGAGAAGCAGATCCGCGATGCCGACAAGGAGATCGATCAGCTTGTCGATGCGCTGATCTCCGCAACGGCGGAAGCCGCCCGCCGCAGGATCAACGAGCGCATTGAAACTGCCGAGGCCCGAAAGCAGGCGCTGGAAGCCGATCTTGCATCCCTCCGCATCGCCAGCCGCGTCCAGATCAGGAAAGAGGACATCGTCGTATGGCTCAACCAGTTCCGCACCGGCGACCGGTCCGATCTGGAATACCGCAAAAAAGTCATAGATTTATTCGTAAACGCGATCTATCTGTACGATGATTCGTTCAAATTATTCCTGAATGTAGCCGATTCCTCCCAAGTAACCTACGCCGACGCCCTTGCCCTCGCGCCGCCTTCCGTTTCGGATTTCGGCGCGTCCGGTGTACCAGATATGCACTTATCCGAACACATCATATTTATAAATGGTGTTATTGGGATGATCGTGCAAAGATGAAAATTCCCTCTCCAATCCGGAGAGGGAATTTTTTATTTTACTACATGCTCATAGTATTTCATGAGCTTGCGCTCCGGGCCGGGGCCGTCTTTATCGATCAAAAACGCCTTTGTCAGCGCGGCGTAGAATTCCGGGCGGTTGAGGCCGAACTCTACGGCGACGGGGTAGTAGTCCGAGTACATCATGTTCATGGTCACGCCCCACGCCCAGTGTGGGACCACAGGCGCCTGAATGCCCATGCTCTCGGCAACGGCCGTTGTCTGTTCCATCGTCCAGTGCGGGCCGGTCGAGCCGTCGGCATTCTGCATGCGCTCGGCCCACTGCATGGCCGTCTCTCGGTCAAACTCTGCCGCTTCCGGCTGGTCTTCGCGGCAGTCCAGCTTTTCCAGCCTGCGGATCGTCTTCGCGTACAGGCCGACTTCCTCCGCGCTGCCCAGCGTCACGGGTTTCTCCATGGTCTCATGCAGCTTGTGATAAAGCTTCTCCATATACTCTTTCATGCTCACACCTCCTGAATATATTTGTAAAGCTTGTCTACGTCTGTCACGTCAAACCGCATATCTTTGTCCTTGATTGAAAACAGCTTAATCTTTTTTCCGTCGATCTCATCCCGAGCGTATTTGTATAAACGATCGATGTCGACGTTTCCCTCCTCGTCAAGCGCCCCAGTCAGCTGCACAAAGAAATTGTCTTTCATTGCAAGCAGCCGCTCTTTCCCGCCGTCCTTTGCCATCCGCATAAGTATAGCCGCAGCCACGCCAATACCTTCCGGTAGCCGTGGAATCAGTTCGCTATTCGCGAATCGCTCTAAGCCATTTAATGCCTGATCTATCGTCACTATCATTATAGATGTCCTCCTTTAAGGATGGGGGCGGCTATTGCCGCCCCTTGCGTTTAGCCGTTGCAGCACCCGCACTTCGGGATCGGGTTGTAGAGCGACTGCGCCGTCGTTGCGGTTCCGGTCGTGACGTCGGCGACCTGCTTGGGGTAAAAGGTTGCGTTGACATACGTCACGATGGAATTGTCACCGCAGCAGCGCCGCTCGGCCTCCATCTTCACGGCGTCCATCGCCTCCTTGCGGACGCAGTCCACATCCTGCTTGACGAGCGCAAAGCTGTCCTCGGTGCGCTGGTTGTGTACGGCCTGCTTGCACAGTGCCTCACGGACGTCCTTGAGCTGCCCGTCGATATAACCGTACATCTCCACCATTTTCTGGTCGTTGTACGTGTTGGCCTTGAGCAGCGCAATCTCGCTGTCCTTCGCGGACAGCTTCTGCTCCCGGTCGAGGTCGTAGCGCGTGACCGGCATGTTTTCGCTGCACGCTGCGCCCGCTGCCATTGCAGCCGCAGCCGGGTTTGCTCCCCAGCCGCCAAAGCCGCCGCCCAGCAGATTACCCAGCAGTCCGAGCCCGACACCTGCCGTGCCGATGATGCCAGTGGTCAGGGCCGCGTTGGCCTTGCCATTGCTTGCGTATTCCATAAAAAAATACCTCCGGTAAAAATAAGTAAGCTGGCCAGCTCCTATCCTCAGTCTACCGGCTCCGCGCTTTTTCTGGGGGACATTTATGGGGCATTTGTGTACCAAATTTTTTATATTTTTTTGCATTTTCCTCTTGACTTTTGCGCCCATTGGGCGTATAATAAGGCCATAAGATAAAACAAGGCGAAAGCCGGAAAGAGGTACACCATGGAAACCAAGATCATCAACAACCGTTACGAACTCATTGCTTGCACTGCCATTGCCACCGAGGCTGGCGACACGGAAGAACAGTCCGCGATCCTCTGCCGCGATATGGACGCCTGCCTGGGCGACGCATTTTGCGTGTACTTTGGCTACACGCTTGACGAGCTGGCGGACAGCATCGAAGACGCTGACTATCCCGATTTCAGCGACGATACGCTCGCCACCGTCCGCATCGACGGTCAGCCCATCAGCGGGTACTGCTTCTGATCGTTAGAAGCAGAGAATCCGCTTCGGTGTTCCAGCACCGAAGATGAAGCAAAACAAAATACGGCACAAAATTGGAGGATGGCAGACATGTTTAATATCGTTTCCGCGTGGGGAGCGCAGACAAATCTCCACTATAACCCGGACACTGCAAATAATGGTGGTGGCTACTGGCAGTATGCTGGGGGTATTGTGGCTGACATAGGTGGTCAGCTCGTCACCGTTGAAGTCGACGATATGTCCTGCGGTGATTTTGGCAGCCGCGTGTATTTTTCCGTGACTGCTGATGGCTTCTGCTGGAATTTTTCAGACGGCACAATGGACGGTGCGTCCGTTGACACCTCGGAGGATGTCTTGGGCGTTCTGCGGTCCATCTCCGGCGTTCTGGGCGTGGACGCCGAAGCGCTGATTTCTGCCGCGTTGGATGCGGCGAACATCTGCGCGTGGGAGGTATGCTATGCCGACTGACGTCCAGCGCCGTGCTCACGGTTGAAAAAATATAAGGAGGTACCACCATGAAACTCACACCCGCAATCCGCGCTGCTCTTTACGCCGAAACAGGCGCATACACCGACCGCGACGCCTATGTCTCCGATATGGCACTGTCCAGCGTCTGGGGCGATGCCGAAGACGAAGAGATTCCGGCGGAGCGGCTGGCGCTGCTCGGCGGGATCTGGGACGGCACGCACTGCACGATCCCGGAGCTAATCGAGAAATACGGACTGACGCAGACCGGCTTTGCGCAGTATTTCAACGTTCCTCTGCGTACCGTGCAGCATTGGTGCCTCGGCGACCGCGCCTGCCCGCCGTATGTGGCCACAATGGCAGCCGAGATTTTAGCCTTGAACAATCGATAAAAAAGCAAGCGCCGGATGGGCTTCCGGCGCTTATTTTTTATAACTTTTTTCATTTTCCTCTTGACTTCTGCGCCCAGTGGGCGTATAATAAGACCATAAGATAAATTAAATGACGGAGGTAAATAAAATGTACGAAATGAACAGGGATATGATGGACACCATGATCCGCGACTGGCTGGCAGACAATGCAGAGGAGATGGCCGATCTGGTCGTCGATTACGACAGTATCCGGTACGACGATGATGAAGAAGAGTGGATCGCCGACGCGCACGACGACAGCACCAGCTACACGCTCAAGGCTTGCAGCGATGGTTTCATCCGCATCTGCTGATGATTGCGGCCAACGCAAGCAAGGAGGACGCGGGAATGAACGGCTATCAGCAAGCGATCCTCATGCTGCTCGGCGTTGATACCTGCGGCAAGTTCCTTGTGCGCTGCGTTGATCGCTGGTACATCGACGCAGTTGCCGAGCTTTTCCCAACCGCTCCATACCTCCAGCACCGCGCAGACGGGAAGAAAGACTTTTGGGTTGTGAAATCCGCGAAGGTGCATCTTCTCCCGTCCCTCGCCGACGTGACGGATTGGCAGGGATTTTGCCGCGGTGTAGTGGAGCTGCAAGCTTGCCTTGATCTCTGGCCGCACAAGGTACGTGGCAAGCCCATCAGGACACCACGGCTGCGGGTTTACGGGCAGCCTGAGCTTTTAACGCAAGTATCCTCGCATTTTCCGGCAGGGCCGAAAAAACTGCAGTTTCGGCGCACGCAGACCGGCGAAACGTGCGTCCTGTACTATCAAAGCCCGGCAGAAGTCGCCGATATTCTCAATTCGCTGCACGGCGAACCTTGCAACCGCGAACTCTGGGCCCGCTGGGACGCGCTCATGCAACAAAATAAGCCCGCAGGATAACTGCGGGCCTGATACAAAAAGCACCCGTGGGACGAATCCCACGGGTGTTTTGCGTTATGCTCCTGTCAGACGGCGGGCGGTGTTGTAGATGTGCGGCAGGCGGCGGGAGATGGTTTTGCGGTCGATACCGATTTCACCGGCCGCGTCCAGCTGCGGGAGCCTGCGCACGATATAAAGATTCACGATCTGCTGATCGATCTCATCCAATAAGCCCTCGTCAGCGACGCGCTCCCAGTCGCTGCGCGTGAGGTGTTCCAGCTCCTTCGGCAGAGCCAGCCGCGCAGTTATGCTTTCGTCACTCCCTTCGGCCCGCCGCCGGGCATGGCTTACTTATCCTTGTGATTCAGCACAGCGATATTGCCCTTGTTGCGGACTTCGAGATCCAGCGCGGCGGCGATATCGCGCACCTTGACGTAGTTCGTGCCGTTCTTCAGGATGCGTTCGACGGTGATTTCCTTTCCGTCGACGATGATCTTGCTCTTTTCTACCATTTCGGTTTCCTCCTCTGCATTTTTTCCATCTTCGAGGGCCATCACGGTATGGCCCTCGCTTACCAGCACGTCCCCGCGCAGGAGATTGGCGTCCGTCGTCAGATACTTGCTGCCGGTCAGCAGCACAAAATCTCCCGTTGCTGGCCAATCGTGCAGCATGCAGTATGTCGTGCAGCTGTTGCCCTGCCGACGGTAGAGCGCTTCGACCGACGCGCAGCCTGCGGCCACAGCGCAGAGCATCATGAGCGCGGAGCAGTCCGTCTCCACAGGCTTTGCGATCCTGCTCACGTCCCACCCGACGGCTCTGGCTGCCTCATACGCCGTGTTCCTGTTGTCCATGTCGTATCCGATGTTCCGGTTCTTAATGGCCGCCTCGCACGTCTGCGCGGCCCGCTCGGCCTTTTTGCGGCTCTTGTAGCGCAAGATGCCGAGCCAGCGGCCATTGTACCAGTTGGAGATATTCAGCTCCCGCCCGGTCTGGTTGCCGGGCTGCTGGTTGCGGCCGCCCGTCTCGCCGAGACTGGCCTGCCCGATCTTGATGCTCATTTCTGCGCGTCCTCCTGCGGTTTGCCTGCCGCATCGATGGCGTCCTGCGTTTTCTGCGACTGCGTGCCGAAATAGAACGTGATGACCGTCAGGAAGATCGTGAGAAAGTCCTTTCCGGTGATATCGCCGCGCAGGGCGAGGACGGCGAAGATGATGGTCAGCCCAAGCGTGACGATGGACTTGACGCTCAGCAGATTGCCGAGCCGCTTCTTGATGTTTTCCATTTTTGTGTACCCCTTTCGTTATTCGACTGTTTCATTTTTCTTCGCAAAAACCCGCTTGAAGGCAAGCAGGCCAAGCTCTGTGATGGTTGCCCAGCCGGTAAAGCCGAGTACGTCGGACAGGTCGACCGACGCGCCGAGCTCCGGGTTGCGGATGACTGCAATTAGGACGGCGACGGTTTTCAGAGCGCAGGCCCAGACAATTACCGTCGTGATGAGCTGGAGCAGATACAAAACAATGGTTCGCGCCATTTCGCCCTTGCTCCACTTGCCTTTTACCCGCATATCTGCCTCCCAATTTATTGCGCACTGCTATGTCCGCACTGCGCCTCCAGCTGGTGCAGGAACTTTTTCACATCGCCGTTCCCGCCCATTTTTTTATACTTTTCTCCGGCGATCAGACGTTCTGCCATTGGCATTTCCTCTGACATGATGGTCAGACGGAGAATTGCGAGATACTGCTCGTTCTGATGCGTCTGCATCTTGTCGAGCTTCTTGTCGATCTCGCCGAGGTGCTCATCCTGCGATGTGGCCTTGCCGCGCTTTTTCTGTATCGCGCTGACGACGGCGTTGACGACCGCCGTCAGCGCAGACGAGCCGAGCACGGCGCAGACGAGCGTAACGATGATAGTTGCATCGTCCATGGCTATGTACCTTCTTCCGTGATCTTCTTCCACCCGTCCGGGTTAACGGATGGGTTCCAGACGTTGGCGGCGAGCAGGGATTCGTAGAGCTCGTCCTGCCACCAGCCTTTTTCGCCTTTGGAGAATGCAAGGCCGGCGGTGATGGTCTCGGGGATGATGCGGAAGCCCTGCTTGTAGGCGATGTCTTCCCAGAGGGCCGGGGCGGCGTCCGGGGTGTTCTGGGCCGTGTCCCAGAGGTCGGAGGCGGCGCGCTTGATGATGCCGCCCCAGTTGATGCGCATGCCGGCTTTGACGAGGCTGCCGGAGCCGGTCAGGCGGGTGAAAAGCTCCGGCGCGAGACTCGCGTCGGCGTCAGTGAGACTGGCTGCGCTTTTGACGATATAGGGGCGCAGCGCCCGCGCCCGCTCGGTATACGTGCTCATGTCAGTCCGCCTCCCCGAGCAGAATTTTTGCGGCGGTCTCGGCGTCGTCCAGCCGGGCGCGCAGGGCGTCGGTGTCCTCCGCAGCTTCTTCCGCCGGGATCCTGGTCTCCGTCTCCGTGTAGGTGTACGGCGCGTCGGTCACGTCGACGGCCTCGGCGTATTCCGCGCCAGTCTCATTCTGCCGAATCATCATTCCTGCATCAGAATAGGTACGGTATAGCTTTACACCATCCTTACGCTGTGTATAAAATTCTCTTACAATCATGCTATCAGCCTCCTGTAATAGACGGGTAGTCCTCTATGGCTCGAATTTGGTTGGCATATGTTGCCCAGTTTGTTGCGTTTTTGTAGGCAGCTACAAGCGTGGATGGAACGTAGATGTACCCTGTGCCGGATGCAATCGGAGTTTTTGTAAACGCGCTTGTGCTGCCTAGCGTTACGACCTTCGTTGTAGCCCTAAATATTGCGCATGTTAAGGCGGAGCACCGAGCAAAAGCGGAGCTGGCAATGCTTTTCACGGCTGGGAAATCTACACGTTCCAAGGCCGTGCAGTTGTAATAAGTGGTTGCTTGGACTGTTTTCGCCACCGGTAGCTCAATATTTGAGAGTGCGGTGCAATCGTAGAAGCAGCCGGGCGCGATTGTTGTTGCCACCGGGAGATTTACGCTGTTCAGCTCTGTGCACTCTCTGAATGTGTAAGCGCCTACGCTCGTTACCGCTGGGAAGTTTACACTAGTTAAAGCACACCCTTCCAGTGCATAACTACCCAACCTTGTTATCTCGTTGTTTGTGTATTCCCCGGTTATTGTTCGCTCTAAAAAACTGTTCAGCACATCAGAGCCGCCGGACGTGGAGACGTTGACGACCGCGGTCGCCTTGCTCAGCGTCTTCCCGGCGTCCGGGGTGATCTCCACTGTGCCGTTGGCGGTGATGGTTACGGTTTTCTCCTGCTCTTCCTTGGCGCTGCCGGAGGGGATGGCTTGAATCGCCGAGACGAAACCGGACGGGTAGGCCAGCGGGGCAGATGTGCCGCCCTTGGCGCGGATCGCGTCGGCGACCTTTTTGATGTCGGTATCATTGGTTAAGTAGTCCATTAAAAATTCACCCCGTTTGCATCAGAAATGGAGACGGCTGCCCATGCGCCATTAACAACGCGCAAAAACTTCCCGTTGTCGGAGGTGGTGACGGCCGGAAGTTCCTTTTTGCTCCACGCATCTTTATTGTCGCGCACGTCGCCGATGGCTTCGTCGATCTGCGCGCCGGTATACTGGCTGTTGTACGCCATGCGATCACTCCTTCATGCACAGGAAATCCTCGCCGTCAGCCGTTTTCATGGTCTGCGACTGTCCGGACGGGATAAATCCATAATTGTCATTCCAGCTGCCGTCCGCGCTCTGCGCGAACAGCGAAATTCTGTATTCTCCGTCTCCGGAAAGCAGGAAATCGTCGTAAACCTCAAAGGTGCGCTGCGTGCCCGCCGGGGTCTGGGAGAAGGACGCGATCAAAGCGCCCTTCCCGCGGCCCCAATCCTCGCCGGACTTCGTCGCGCGGCACTCAAAAGCCGTATAGGCGATGTCCGACGAGAATGTGACGGTGATGGAGTCGTACCCGGATACCGCCGAGATCTTGTTTCCTGTGATGGAGAAGGTCAGCTCCGGCGCGGCCATTAGGCTGCGCTCCACGTCCCGGCGGCGTTCTTGACGAAGACCTTCACGATCTTCACGCCGTCGCCGGAAGACGCCGATTCGAGGTCTACGCCCTTGACTGTGACGTTGATAGCGGTGTTCTTCTTGTAGCCGCCTGCCGTGCCGCTGACGTTCGTGGAGCCGCCCGTCGCCGGGATCTGCGTGCCCGCCGTGTGCAGGCTGCTCGTCGCCGGGACGACGCGGACGGTGTATTCCTCAAAGTCCACATCGCAGACGAAGGAGAACGCCGCTGCGTCGTAGCCCGTTACCTTGGAAATGCGGCTCTTGTCGGGGCCGGTGATGGTCACGGCGGGAATCGTGGAATTGAGCGTGATGGAGTCGCTGGCCGCAGCCGATTCGTTGCCGACGTCGTCGCGCACCTTTACATAGATCGTCTTCAGGCCGTCGCCGTCCGGGAGCGTAATGGATTTTGTGGCCGCGTATGTCTCCCACGACGCAGCTGCCTCCGTTTTCGCCGCCTTTGTGCCCCAGATCTTCATCTGGTAGCCGGTCGTCGCGGCGTCGGTGACTGAGATCTTCGCGGTGACGGTCGCGCTGGTCGCGTACTGCGCGCCGTCGTTCAGGATCAGCGATAGGCCGGCAGGTGCCAGCGTATCAAGTGTCAGATTGAAAAAACTTGCCATCTGGATTTATCCCCTTTCTTCGCTTGTGAGTTCGATGTACAAAAAGCCGCCAGGCCTTTCGTAGATGGTTTCTGTGCCCAAGCGGGCGGATTTGATGCCCATGGAGCCGATGAACAGCTCCAGAATGCGTTTGATTCCAACTGCCAGCATGTTATCCCTCCAACAGATACAGTGTCCGCGCGTCCTTTTCGTCCAGCGCGTCATAGTCCGATTTTGTCAGCACGCGGATCTCATCGATCTGCGCCGATGCAATGCCTCCGCCGCCTCCGCCGCCCGACTGGCGGGCTTCGTTGATGGCGACAACGAGGTTGTCCTTATTGTAGGTCCTGAGATCGTTCAGATCACCGATCTGCGCTTGCAGCTGCGCCCAGACGGGGAGTGTGGGATCCGCCGAAGGATCGCCGGACGGCTCCACCGCAGGCTGCACCTTGCCGAGCGATACCCAGACGGTCGGCAGCACGACGCCGGAGGCGTTCGTGCCGTACACGCCGACGCGGGCATAGCGCCCCGCCACGGCGAGAATCTCTGGCGGGACTGTCACGGTATCGCCATCCCATTTGGCCGGGAGTACGTCGATGGTGGCCCTGCCGTTTGTAAAGACGGCGGTCTTCGTCAGCCCGTCCCAGTCGGATGAAAACGCGAATTCGATGCTGACGGCCTTCGCCATGCCCGCCGTCAGAAGCTCCGGCGACGAGCACAGATGCGCGCAGGCTTTGGTGATGTGGATCTGGATCATGCTTCGTCAACTCCTTCAAATTCCACAAACGGCTCCAAACACTTGATATCTCCGGCGGAAAGCCGGAGATCGAGATCAATCGGCAGCTTGATCCGCTTGAATTCCGGCAGTTCCGCTTCCAGCTCGTTTAGCTCCTCTTGCGGCCGCCCGCTCATGAGCTGGTTCCCGTAAAATTCAAGCGAGGGATTGAGCTTGGTCGCCAGAATGGCGAGCGCGTAGGCCTGCCGAAGCGGGAGATCCTGCCCGATGAGTTTTTGCAGCGGCTTGGATGCAAGTGCAATATCATATAATTTCATGGCGTCCTCCTAATTGATTGCTGTGCCGTTTACCGTTAATTTCCCCGATGAATTGCATGCGAGTGTGCAGTATCGGTATGAATTGTAATACAACACGATCTCATCCCCTCTGACTGTCACAGGATAGTTTGATGTCCCGATTTCAAACCCTGTCGCGGACGGGGTGAGCGTCCTGCTCGACAGCGTAAGCTTGTACGAGCCGCTTGTCAGCGCGGCGACGGCCGGCGATACCGTGCCCCATTTTGCAGAGTAGTTGCTGGATCCGCTTTTCAGCAGGACTTGGCCGTCTGTGCCTCCTGTCGGGAGCATCCCGTCAGGGTTGCCCCACTCGACTGCATAGTCGGTTCCTCTGGACTTTTTGAGCACTTGCCCGGTACTGCCGCCGGACGGGAGTGTCCCACTGACGTCGCCCCATGTGCAGGCGTAGTTTGACGCGGACGATTTTTTCAGCACCTGCCCGGTTGTTCCGCCGGTCGGGAGGATGCCGTCCGGGCTTCCCCAGGTGCAGGCGTAATTGACTGCGGATGTTTTTTTCAGCACCTGGCCGGTCGTTCCGCCGGTCGGGAGTGCCCCCGGCAGGTTACCCCACTTGACGGCGTATTCCTTCGTACCGTCCTTGAGGAGTGCCTGCCCGTCTGTCCCGCCGGTCGGAAGGCCTGCAATGGTGCCCCATTCCAGTGCGTAGTCCTCTCCGGACGATTTCTGCAGAACCTGCCCGGTGCTGCCGCCCGCCGGGATACCACCGGCTGCGTCCGCGCCCGGAGCGCCGACGGCGAACATGACAACCTTGCTGCCGGACAGCTCCAGCACGGCCACGCGCTGGCCTGCCGCGAATTTTACCGCCGTGTTGCATTTATAGTGCTTCTCGGTCGGCTCTTCCGCGCCGTCCAGCGTCAGGGTCAGTCCGTCTTCCTCTACCGTCGCAACGGTCGCAAGCTGAAAAGGCTGCTGCTGTTCTTCTGCCGGAGCTTCTTCCTCCGGGGTTTCGGTATACAGGCTGTCTACGCCCTCCATTATGCGATCACCGTCCTTTTTGCAGAGTGCGTCATAAGGCTTCCGGCCGACAGCTGCATCTGCCAGCCGGTTTCGAGATAAATGCCGCCGATATCGTCATGCGTGAGCGCGATCACGTCCCCGACGCCGTGGCCGGGATCGTTGAGGGTGTAAAACGTGATCGCACGGGCGGACAGCAGCGACTCGTTCCGCAGGCGGTCGGCATAGGCCTGCAATTCGTCCTGCGAGGCGATATTGTCCACCTTTACGAGCGACGCGATGCGCATATTGCGGCGAAACGTGGATTTCCGCGACTGCGGGTTGTCATTTACCGCTGTTGCCACCATCGGCTGCTCCAAATCCGGGTTTGAACAGACGCAGATAAACACATTCGGCGCATCAAACAGATCTTCTTCGTCCGACCAGCTTGGCCCCGGATGGCGCTCCGGCAGGAACAGCTCTGTTGTGCCATAGGCCCAGTCGATATTCTGCGCACTCGGCTCCTGATACGGTTCGAGCCGTGCGACGCCGGAGGCGTCGAACCAGAGGCTGTTATAGTTGATCTCTTCGAGCAGCGCATTGATGATCGTCAGATAGCTCGTGCCGATGTCCCAGTCTTCGCGGTCGGTCTGCAGCGTCGCGTCCGACGGCGTCGCAATGACGAGCGCGACGCCGCAGGCGGTGAGCAGCTTGCGGATCTCGGTGAGATAGGACGCGCCGGCGGACAGGTGCAGGATGGTCTCGGTTCGGTTGCTGTAGACGCGCCAGCAGCGGTCGTAGGCCTCGACCTCGACGCGCTTCTGTCCGGCGGCTCCCTTGGTGCTCGGTGTAGCAGCCTGATAGACGCCGAGCGGCGTCTCCGCGCCGTCGATCGTCATAACGGGACGCAGCTCGTCGGACAGATAATCTACTGCGTCATTTGGCAGGAACGTGCCCTTGAGGCTGCCGTGGATCGTCGCGTCGCGGGTGCACATGATCTGCGGCGGGCTGCCGGTGTCCCATTGGATCTGTGTGAGGGGCGCGCCGTTTCGGAGCACGTCGATGCGGTAGCTTACGTCACGGGTCAAGTGTGATCGCCTCCTCCCGGTTGGTGTGGGTGACAGTAAAGGCGTAGCGGCGCATGAATTCGTCGATGTTTGTTTCGAGCGAGGCAAGCGTACCAATCGCCATGTTGCCGTAATGATCTTTCAGGCAGACGAGGCGGCCCACGAGGGCCTCCAGCGCAAGGGCGGCGGCCCGCTGGCTGTGCGGATACGCGCAGGCGACGGAAATGGCGCGGTCTCGCTGTCCGCTGCGCTCTTCTACGGGGTAGGCAAGCCCGGCCAGATGGACGGTCGAGACGCCCGCGCTGAAGCTTGCGCGGTTCGTGCGCAGCTGCGTCTCCGACAGGCGCATTTCCAGCCAGACACCGGTTTCCAGATCGCAGATCATGTTGGTCTCCGGCAGAATTTCGGCGGTGGCCGAATTGGATACCCCGTAATTATCGCTGTCGGCATAGCAGCCGCGCACGCGGTAGGTCACGCTGCCGATGCTGGTATGGTCGACGTACTGTTTTTGGACGGTGCGGCCAATGTCGACGCCGTCCCGCTCGATCAGATAAAAATCATAGCTGCCTGCGGTCTGCCAGGTCAGCGCGGCCTCATGGCTTGCGTTGACCGACAGCGTGATCGCCTCGCCCTCGGTGTGCGAAACGGGGAGCGCGGCTGCGCTCCACTCGGACCACATGCCGTACTTGTTCTGCACGCGCACGCGGACGGTGTAGCTGCCGTCGGCGAGGTAGACCGGCGAGCGCCATGCCTTTTCTGTGCCGTAGACCGTTCCGGAGGCGTAGCCGTTGGAGAGCGTCAGCTGATAGGCCTCCTGCTCAGAGGTCTGCCAGGTGATGCGCGGGCGCGGGCCGGTGGACTGGATCACGATGGACGGTGCGGACGGGGCGTTGATGGCGATAAACTCTGCCTTGTCGCTCCATTCTGACGGCGTGCCGTCTGTGTTGTAGGTGCGCACGCGCCAGTATTTTGTTCCGCTTGTGAATTTGTTCGCCGGAACGTCGTAATACTGGTTTTCGCCGGTGACGGTCGCGAGCGTGTTCCATGTCGTGCCGTCGGCGGACCATTGCAGATCGGCCTTGCTCTGCGGCGTGCCGGTGGAAATGATGTGCTGCCAGCTAAAGCGGTTGACGATGGTGGCGTCGATGACGATGCCGGATGGGGAGACCGGCTTGCAGGATGGTGTGACGTCCGTCGTTGTGATCTCCTGCCATGCGGACGTCGTTGTCGTTCCGCTGTTTGCCGTCACCTTTACGCGCCATTCGAGCGTTCCGGACGGGAATGTGTTTGCCTGGACCGTGCAAGCGGTCGTCGCGCCAGATACGCTTATCGTTTTTGATGTGCTTGCGTTTTTTACGCGCCACTCGAAGACGGCGGAGGTTTGCTTTATCTCTGCGAAGCAGACCTGTGTTGTCGCTGTGTCGTCTGTAGCGTCCCATGTAAATGTGTTTTTTTGAAGCCTGTTTACGAACGCTTCTGACGATGGGGAAAAATTGTCTGCTTTTATTCCGACATTGTCGTTTGAGTATTCGCATGTCAGGAACGGCTTTCGCGTTGATTTTTCCCCATAAAAAATCGCTTCGCTTGTTCCAGACGGCGCGCCTCTGAACGCAAAAACAAATCCATTCTTTATGCCGCTTTTTAATTCTGCTTTGCGTTCTTCACTGTATGGCCTAAAATCTGCACTTAGCTGTATAATCTCGTTCAGCGTAGACCAATCTCCATCGGCGTGCTGCGAAAGCTCCTTTCTGTAAGCGCTCGGCCTAGTCACATATGTTACTGTGCTCACATCGAGTGGGCTTGCCAGCCCGTTCACATATGCCCAAATTTGTTTATACCCAGTCTCGCTTTCTTTTGTCGGCTGTGCGTATATTGTAAGCGTCACCTTTGTTACGCGTTTAAATTTATACGCATCTCCCGGCGTTGGAAATTTTATGTATATATTATCTCCGTTGTTTACGTCGCCTATTGTCCCCGTGAATGGCTCTGCAAACAACTTGTAATGTGCAAGATTTGAGTAGTTTGTATTCGGGTGGTTCTTTGCAACTGCTGTCGACCCACTCGCCTGCACTGTAAAGATCGGCATTTACTTTGCCCCCATTCTGGCTGTGATGCGTGCGTTTTTGGCGATGCGGAGGATGGTGTCGAGGTCGTCCACATGATCAACGTAGACGGTTGTGTTGTAGGTATCGCCGGAGGTGTAGCGCGTTTCGCTGGCTGTCTGGATGCGGGAGCCGGACGGAAGGAAGATCCGCTCAAGCCCGTTTTCGTTCACCCGCGTCCATCCGCCTCGCCAGTTGTCCGTTCCGGCGGCGTTGCCGCCCAGATAGCGGCGAACCCATTCGTCCTCCGTGATGCCGATTGTGGACGGATCACCGCGGGCGATTGCGTCCTCGTAGGCTTTGGAGAGGTCTGCCGCGCTCCGCCCCCACTGCTGCTCTGTGTAGCTGTCGAGCAGATTTTGGTAGTTGTTTCCGTTTCCGCTGGAGTAGCCGAAACCAAGCGCGTGCGTCATCTGTCCCCAGCCCTCGCTGATGTGGCCGGTGCTGAAGTTGATAACACCTTTTAAAAGCTCCGCCGCGTCGGCCATGAGCGCCATGACTTTTGCGAGGGGCTGCAGCGCTTTGGTCAGCGCCGGGACGCGGTTGTTGGATAAGTCTGACATGGGGTTCAGGATATCTCCGACGGTCTCCAGCAGCATGCCGAAGGCGTCGACGATGCCGGAGTCCTTGAGCGCCTTGCCGCCGTCCTTTACCATGGTGGTCACGTCGCCGTAGAATTCTTCGAGGTACGGGGCGAATTCGGCGGACAGCTGGTTTTTCACGCCCTCCTGCGTCTTTTGCAGGCGCTGGTATGCGTCGTCGACCGCGCCGAGGGCAGAAAGTGCCTCGTCGTCGAGCACATAGCCCATGTTATGGGCTTCGTCAGCGTAGGCCTTGAGGGTTTTCGATCCCTGGATGATCAGCGGATTCAGATCCTGCGCGGAGCGGCCGAAAATGTCCATGGACATTGCGTCCCGCTCGGTTTCGTTTTTTACCTGTCCGAGCGCGTCAATCGTCTCGTAAAAAACATCGTTTGCGCTGCGCATACTGCCGTCGGCGTTGGTTACGGATACACCCAGCGCCTCAAAGGATGCCTTCGCATTGCCCGTGCCGTTCATCGTGTCCTGCATATTGTTGGTCAGCTTTGTCAGGCTTCCCTGCAGGGTGTCGACGGATACGTCGATCAGCTCGGACGCATAGGCAAACTCCTGCAGCTGCTGTGTCGATTGCCCGGTCTGCATGGAAAGCGTGATGATGTTGTCGGCAAAAGACGCAGATTCCTTCGTCATGGAGATCATGGCCTTTTCGACTTTTACGATCGCCGCCGCGACGGCAGCGAAGCCGCCCGCCAGCGCCAGTGACTGTGCATCGAGGCTGCCCATGGCGTTCATGGAGGACTTCATGCCGTCCGGCAGCTGAATGCCGAGCTTGGACGTCAGGCCGTTCACCACGTCGCCGAGGTTGCCCATGCTCTGCCCGGCGTCCTCGGTTGCGGTGGTCGTGTCTTCTATCTGCTCTGTGTTGTTTTTCAGCTGTCCGTTCAGCTTGTAAAGCTCGGCTTCCGCGTTATTGAGTTCTTTTTCCCAGCGCAGCGTTTCCACTGCGTTTGATCCGTAATTTTCTGCGGCTTCTTCGAGCCCAGCTTTCAGGTTATCGATTTTGTCATACTGCAGGCTGATTTTTTGGGTTAGCAGATCCGTTTTTGCCGCCGAAAGTTCTGCTGATTCTGCGTTATCCGCATATTTTGCCGATACCTTCCGCATCTCGGCGTCCAGCACGTCCATGCTTGCGCTGAGCCGTTCGATATTCTCCTGGTATTTGCGTTCCTTCTCCCCATTCATGCGCTGTTCATTTTCGCGCATCTGGTTATTTAGATCGTTCAGTTTCGCTGTTGCGTTTTGCAGGCTGGCCTGCCACGCCATTGTAGCTTTACTGGATTCTCCCGTTTTTTTTACGGAATTTTTCAGAGCCTCTTGCATATAGCGGATCTTTTCTGTTTGCGAATAGATCTGCCGTTGCAGGATGTCATTCTGTTGCCCTAGCAGCTTTGCGCTGTCTGCATTTTTCCCATAAGCAGACGTTACTTTCCGCATCTCGGCGTCCAGCACCTTCATTCCGTTGCCGATCTCGGAAATGGCCTGCTTGTATTCTTTTTCGCCCGAAAGCGTAAATTTTGTATTGATGTTTGGCATGGCTATGCTCCTCCGCTGAGGTATTCGGATAGGCTTTGCGGCTCCTGCTTTTTGGGCGGCTCCAGCGCGTCGAGCAGGAGCGTCAGGCGGTACGGATTCATGGTTTCCCAAAACGCCTGCTCCGGCTGGTGCAGGTGGAAGAGCCAGACTGCGAGATAGCCGGGGAAATCAAAGCCCATCGGCTTCGGTTCCCCCGGCTGTGTCAGTTTTTTTCGGCTTCTTCCTGCGGCCCGGTCTGCTCCTCTGGCTGCCCAGCGCTCCAAAACGCCGCCTCGACCAGCGGCCAGATCTTGGCCCCGGCCTCCATCGTCTCGTTCCACGAGAGCGTTTCGCCCAGCTGCTCCGCCGTAAATTGCAGCGGCAGGCCGCTGTCGTCGGTGATATTCTGCTTCCGCGCCGCCTCGGTCAGCATGGCCGCGAGGAATTGCAGCGTGCTCTTGATGCCGTGTCGCCGGGCGAGCGCACGCAGGAGATTGCCGTCATATGCCTCCTGCACGGGAGCGAGGACGTTCATGTTGCAGACGAGCCGGTACTTCCGGCCTTCGAATTCGTAGTCGACGGTCTTCAGTTTGGTTGTTTCCATCAGGTCTCACCCAACTTTCCCTTGATCCAGGCAACGGCCTCCGCCGCGGTGTCGACGGTCTCGGTCTCGAGCAGCAGCTCGTCGGTCGAATCGTCTGCGAGGAATTCTCCGGTCGTGGTCGGCGTGTTGAACTGGATGTTCTCGCCCTTGGTCTGGTAGCTCAGTGAGGGCGGGCCGAACAGCGCTTTCGGCACCCAGACGCAGGTGTACTTGGTCACACCGTCGATCTTGTCAGGCGCGTAAAAGCCGACGCCGACATAGTTTGCGATGTCCTTGGCCGAGAATTTCAGATTTTCCTTGCTCGTATCGGATGTGCAGCCGTAGAGCATGGCCTGTGCGGTCCTTTTGATGTACTTGACAGCCAGCGAGATCGTGCCGCCGGTGGCAAGCTTGATATACTCGGCAAGCTTGGATTCCGCGTACAGGCGGCCCTCGGCGAACTTGAGTTCCAGCTGCGCGCTCATGGCGTCGCCGACGTCGGTCGGCTCTGTGTAGGTCACGGTGCCGGACGTGTTTTTATACTTTCCCGCCCGGATGCCGCGTAAGTCAAAACTAGGCATTTACAATAGGCCCCTTTCTTTCAGCTTTTGTGTGAGGATTTTTTCGAGTTCCGCGTTCACGCGCTTCTGCGCGTTGCGGACACCCTTTGTCCAAAAATAAGTTCCTGTGATCTGCCCGTACTCCTTCGCACGGCCGTAATTCAAAACAAAAAGCACGGTCGCTCTGCGCGTTCCGTGCTCGTTTTTGCCGACTGCCGTGATGGTGATATACGGATCTCCGTTTTTGTCCTGCTTGATGGTTTTGCGGTATTTCACGCTGGAGGCGTAGGCTTCCGTGCGGAACCCGCTCGCCCGGACGGCATTTTGCAGCTCCTCGACGATGATATCCCCGGCGGCGTATAAAAGTTCCTGCTGCGTTTCATCGTCAAATGCGTTGGCCTTTTGGAGCGTCGCCATGAGCTCATCCGTGCCTGAAAACGAGATCTTAGCCATATTCCGCGCCCTCCGTTTCGGCTATGAGCGCGATCTGCGTGCGTCCTGTTTCCTTGTCGTAGGTTTCCATGTCGACGGTTACGATGTAGCCAGCGGCCTCCAGCGCGGCCTTTACGCGCGTTAAAAGTCCGGCAGCAAATCTATCGGCGAAGATGGAAACGGCGTACTGCACGCCGGTCTCGGCCTCTCCGCCCTCGGCGTAGATCTGGCCGGACTGGCCGAGCAGCTGATAGGTGATGTAGGTTTCCTCCGCGCCCTTATAGGGCGGGTGGCAGACCGGAACTCCCAGGCTTGATAGCGCCTCATAGATCATCATGCGCCGTCCCTCCGTTTGCAGGTCAGCTCGATTTCCTCTGTTTCCTGCCCGTAGCTGCGGACGACGTCAAAGACATCGGAGCCGCAGACGAGCTGCTGCTCGCCGCCGTATTCCGCGCTGTGCATGCGGAAAATTGCGTCCGTGCGCTTGCCGGCTTGCGCGGCCTGATAATACTCGGCGCGGTTTACGGACTTGCGGGCAGCCCAGACGGTGGTTTCTCGCTCGAGCTTTTCCGTCGTCTGGCCGTTTACGATGGGGTAGGAGAACAGGCGCAGCGTGATCTGCGTGTCAAAGATCACAGCACACGCCTCCTGTTCCGCCGCTGGCCGGGACTGCCCGGTAATCGTCCGAGAGTCCCATGGCGTCGCGGATATCTGCGAAGCAGGTCTTCCATTCCTCGCCCCGGCCGCAGAAATCATGCTGCCAGCGGACGTAGGCGCGGACGGCGTCCTTTACCAGCGGATCTTCGTCTGCTCCCTCTGCGCCCGCAAGGTGCAAGCGCATGAGGCAGGCGTCGATCTCGTCTTTGAGCTCGTCGTCAAGGGCGTTTGTGGTCAGCCGCAGGGCGGTTTTTGCAACGTTGATCAAAGCCAATTGTCATCCCTCCCTGTTGGCCGCGCGCCGTCAGGCCTTCTTCTTGGTCAGCGTGACGAGGCTGTTGACGTCGGCGCACGCGCCGTCGGCGATCTCGATGGCCTTTGTGACCTCGTCGTCGGTGTCCTCGTCGGTGTAGCGCTTTACCGTTATGCCCATGTTCTCGTTCCAGAGGTAGTACGCCGGATCGAACATAAAGGCGAAGACGGTGTCGGCCGTGACCGACGCCGCAAAGGCCGGCAGGTAGTCGCCGGTCAGGATGACCTCGCGGCCGAGGATGTAGTTGACGGGCTTGCCGTTGATGCCGTAGTTGACGCGCGCGACGGGCTGGCCGTTGTTGTCTACCATGCCGACGATCTGCGTCTCGAAGGTCTTCTTGGACATGAACCAGACCGCGCCGTCATATGCCTGCGGCAGCGCAGCTTCGGCCTTGCACAGATCCTTGTAGGTCAGAGCAGTTGTCGCGGCGGCAATGTCGATGTTCTGGCCGGTCGGGGCGGTCTCCGCAAGGATTCCCTTCGGCATGCCGGAACCGGTGCCGTTGATGATGGCCTGCTCCTTCGCCTTTACCATCGCATTTGCGACGTTCCGGACAAACTGTGCCTCGAACATCGGGTATGCCATAATGGAAACTTCCAGCGACATGGAGATCGCGCAGCGCAGCTTGTGGTACGCAAAGACGATCTTGCCGGTCGAAGTCTTCTGCTTGTCAGAGCCCTCGCCCTCGGCGACCCAGGAGGCCGTCGGCTTGGCCGAGCTGGTTGGGACCTGGACGCCGCCCGCGTAGGACGTGTGTGTTACGCGCGGCAGGATCATGCCGATGGCTTCCATCTTCTCGTAGATCTTCTGGATGGTCGTGGTCGGGATGACGCTGCCGACGTCGGAGGTCTTGGTGTTGGCGTCCACGTTGGTCAGCTCTGCCGGGATCTTCTTGCCGGTCAGGACATAGTTCATAAAGGCTTTCTTGTACTCGTCGGTGTCGTACCGGTCGAGCATGTCCGGAGTTTTCGCCGTGCCGGACAGGTCGACGGACTGCGCTGCCGCAGCCGGTGCCGCAACCTTCTGGCCTGCAAGCGCGTTGAGGTTTGCCTGAATCTTGGCTTCCTCCTCAAACTTGGCGTCGAGGGCCTCGACTTCCTTCATCTTGGCCTGCGCCTCTGCGGTCTTGCCTTCGTCCAGCAGCTTCTGGGCGTCGTCCATGAGCTTCTGGCGCTGGATGTTGTAAATTTCCTTCGTCATTTCAATTCTCCTTTGAGTTTTAAAAATTTCAGTTTTGCTTCTGCCTGCGCCCGTTCGGGCATAAAAAAATCAGGCTCTGCGGCCTGACCTTTTAAAAAGTTTTCCGCGCGCCGGAGCGCGTCTTCGCTGAGCATGCCGGAATAAAAATCCGCTGCCAGCGGTTTCTGGCCGGTATCCGGCTGCATCACGCGGTCGACGAGGCCGAGCTCTACGGCCCGCTCCGCTGTGATCCATGTTTCTGCGTCCATCATGGCGGCAATCTCCGCCTCCGGCCTGCCGGTTTTTGCGATGTAGGCCGAGATAATGGCGTGGTTGGCGTCGCGCAGCGTCCCTGCTGTGTGCTCCATCTGGCGGTAATCGCCGCTGGCCTCGGCCTGGACGTTGTGGATCATCATCATGCCGGTCGGTGTCATTTCCGACTCGCCCGCCATTGCGATGATGGACGCGGCCGAGGCTGCGAGGCCGACGATGCGGACGATCACGCCGCCTGCGTAGCTGCGCAGGGCGGTGTAGATCTCGCTTGCGGCGAAGATCTCGCCGCCGCCGGAATTGATCTCAACTTCTGCCCGCTCGCCGTTTCCCTTGGCAAGTGCGTCGGCTACGGATTTTGGGCTCGTCGCCTCCATGCCGTACCACTGGTAAAAGCGGTGCTGGTTGCTGGATACGATTGGCCCGCGAATGCTGATCTTCATGTGGTTTCATCTCCTTTCTGCGTGGTATTCCTGTCGACCGGCTGCGTGTCAAGTCTGCGGATGGGCTTGTCTCCGCCGTCGACCGGCGCGAGGTTGAATGCGCGCCGCCATTCGTTCGGCGTCAGCGCGCCTCGATCAACCATCTGCAGCAGGTTCAGCTTCGTCGATGTCGAGGCGAAGTCCCACGCAGATGCCTCGAATACGATGCGATTCCCGCAGCCGCGCTCGCGCCGGGAGAATAGCTTGCGGGTGTACTCGCCGCTGAGCTGCTTCAGCACCGGCTCGATCTCGGCGTCAAAATACGCGCTCTGTTCGTCCTCCGTCGCGATGGACGTGACGATATGCGGGTTCGTGTTAAACAGGGCGTAAATGCGCTGCGTGGTTTTGTCCATCTGGGCGGCGTTCGGCACGTAATCCTTGGGGTCGATCTGCTTGGCCTCGGCCTTTGCGTCGACTGCCGCAACGCCCGTGCCGTTGGAAACGTCGAGGAAACTCGCGGCGAAGTCCTTCGCGCGCTGCGTCACGTCCTCCGGGCGCATGGACGATGCAAACATCAGCAGCCAGCGGATGACGGCGCTGTTGCGGATGGCCTTGACAATGCCCTGATCCGTCGTGGTGACGATCTCCATGAGCGGCACGATGGCGGGCGCGATGGGATCGCCGAAGATGTCGTTTTCGTAAAAATCCCCGCGCAGGTGGATCACGTCGTCATAGGCAAACGTGAGCACATTGCCGTTCTGCATATAAAATTTCAGGTACAGGTTTCCGCCCGCGTCGTAGACGGCGTCGGCCTGCATGGCCGCGACCGGGAAAATGGCGTTCGGCAGGCCGTTTTCATCCCGGAGGATCACGGCAAACGCGTTGTTGTTGAGTACCAGCTGCGCGGCCAGCTTCTCCTGCAGCAGCTGGCCTGTCATGTACTGGTTCGGTTCCTCGAGCAGGAACCGGATATACGGCTCCGGATTTACGGTGAGCTTCCGCGCCGAGGCCGTTACCGTTTCCCGGATGTGCTTTGCCGTCAGCTTGCCGATGGCCTTGATCTTGGGGCGGATGCAGGCGCGGACGATATCGGACTGATACATTTTGCCGTTGTAGCTGTAAAAGCCATTCCCGCGCTCCTGCACCATCTGGACAGTCGAAACGCGCTTGGTCGTTGTGATATTCGTCAGGAGGTTTTTAAAAAATCCCATTGTCTCACTCCTAGAGCATACTGGTGTATTCTGCCTGCTTTTGATCGTAGATCGTGTATGCGTCGAGCAGGGCCGCCGTGCCGTCAATGCGGCGCGTGGACTTGCTCGTTTTGTGCGGCTGGATATTGCCGTTTTTGTCTTCGTCGTAGGCGGTGTTTGCCATGCACCACTTGTCAATCGGGTTGTTGTTGTAGACGATCCGCTTGGACTCCAGATCGTTCCCGCAGCGCTTCATCGGCTCGGAAAGCGTTTTAACGCCCTGATGCACGGGGATCATGGCCTCTGCTCCAAAGTAGTCCGCCATGCTGTCCGTCCAGTAAGACGCCGACCACGCATCATAGCCGATAAATGGTATAAAAATATCGAGGTCTTCCTGCACCTCGACGAACCAGGCTTTGACGTCCTCATAGCGGATCTTGTTGCCCTCGGACAGGCGGAGCAGCCCGCGCTCATGCCACTTGTCGTATGGGATCTTGTCCTCCGTGACGCGCTTTTCCAAGAGATCCTGCGGCAGCCAGTACATCTGCAGCACAAACAGGATCTCCGGCAGCTCCGGCACTTGGAACAGCACCTTTGCCGCCGTCAGGTCGGTGGTCTTGGACAGATCCGCGCCGCCGATGCCGTATCGCGGGTAGGAAAGCACGCGCTCCTGCGTCTTGCCGTCCGGCATGTGGTGCTGCCAGATCAGGCGGCGGTTTTCCTTGTCGAGTTGGAAGGTGTCGCGGTTATCCAGCTGCTCAAAATTGAGCCAGGCTTCGGAGGACGTTTCGCGGATGTTGAAATCCTTGCAGACGAGGTTTCGGACGAGGGCCGGGTTTTTCTCCGCCCGCTCGACCCGCTCTTTGAGGGCCGTGTAGGACTTGATCGTCCCGAGCCCCGGATTTGCCTTTTTCCAGCAGTCCGGGTCGGTCCATTCGCTTCGCTTGTCGAGCTCGTAAATAAACGCGATCCGGCGCGGGTCGTGGTACCCGTCCGGATCCTCATAGCCGTTGATGATGCGCTCGGCTTCTTCGTATTTTTCGTCGTAGATGTCCTCGCGGATGGTGCCGGCGGTGGAGGTGATAAATCGCAGCGGCTGCGCGCGGGCCTGATCGCCGTCGGCAACGATGTCGTACAGCGGTCTGCCGTTTTTCCACTGATGGAGCTCGTCCATCATGGCCCCGTGGATATTCAGGCCGTCAAGCGTGTCGCTGTCCGAGGACAGCGGCTTGAATACGCCGTCGTTATAATCGCTGTCCACCTCGCCGACCAGACAGCGCGTCCGTTTGCGCAGCGCCGGTGATTTCTGCACCATGCGCTTTGCTTCCTGCCAGATGATCTTCGCCTGGTCGCGCTTGGTCGCGACGGCGTAGACTTCTGGGCCTGCTTCGCCGTCCGCCAGCTGCAAATACAGGCCGACGCCGGATGCCAGCAGCGATTTTCCGTTTTTCTTGCCGACGATGAGGATCGCTTCGCGGTACTGCCGGTTTCCCTCGATGTCGATAAACCCGAAGACAGTCGCCAGCAGCGCTTTTTCCCATAGCTCCAGCCGGACGAGCTGGCCGCCCGCTTTACCCTTGGAGTGGTGGCAGTAGTTCTCAAAAAACTCGAGGACGTGGTTTGCCCGGCGCGGGGAATAATAAAACTCGGAATCCGTGTTTTCCAGCTGCTCTACAACGTGCCGGTAGGTCTTCTGGACTTTCAGGCTGACGGCCTCGCGGCCGTCCTGGATAGCCTGCCAGTATTCGAGGATGGGGTTGTAGGTCTCCGGGTAGCGCGTGAGTTTCATTCCTCGTCACGCTCCCGGACAAAGCTTGCAAAGCCGTCGTCCTCCTGCTTCTGCGCGGTGTCCGGCTTCGGCAGGAGCGCGGTCAGCTGCTTGATGATCCTTTGGTAGTTCGCGTTTGTCGAGTTGTATGCCTGCCCGATGGGCCGGGCGCGATCATATGGCTCCAGTCGCTCCGACTGCTGGAATTTCTCCGTCCAGCCGTTTTCCCGCAGGTCGTCCGCCATGTCCTCGCACTCGATGCGCATAAAGGCTGCCTGATCGATGAGGCCTGCGACAGTTCCGGCTGCTTCCTTCGGCAGATTCCGGTAAAGCTTTTTCAGGCGCGCTTTCTCCGCGCGGATCCGCTGTTCTTTGGTTTTTTCCCGCTGATTCGCCACAGAAAACGCCTCCTTTTCGCGTGATTTTTGCCGTCTGTCCGCGCGTGCGCGTAGATTACTTATCGCCGCGCTTTTGTAGGGGGGGCCTCGCGAACGGCCTGCGTATTCTTCCGAGGTGGGGCATGCGGTGATCTAGCCGGCGCCCCGGCCTCGCGCGACGGGGGGGATCGGGTCTCCGGCGGCGTCGAAGAAAATTTTTTGCGTCAGAGATTTTGCGACGCCGTGCCCGTCAAACTGATCGTGGCAGTCCTTGCAGACGAACTCGAGGTTGGAGTAGGCCAGGCTGACGTCCGGGTCGGTGATGTTGTCCGGCGTGAGCGCCCGCTTGTGGTGGACGATGTAGCCCGGTTTGTCCCGGCACTCTTCGCAGAGCCCGCCGTCAATGGTCCGGCGGAACTTGATATACCCGGCGCGGCATTTCTTCCAGCGCGCGGATGCGTAAAAGCGCGCGGCCCATGGCTGCATCCTGTTCCCTCCAATTCTTCACGCTATCACTGTAGCACATTTTTTTGGCCCTGTTGGCTCAATTTTCGCGATAGCCAAGCTCCCGCGCCGCTTCGTATACAAAACGGCTGTACATACGCTTGGCTGTCGACTGGCTGACATGCACCAGGCGCGCGGCGGATTCCAGGCTTTCCCTCGGCCAGATCCATGCGTGCAGGCGCACGATCTCCAGCACGTCGGCTCCGTCCCGCCATGTCTGCGCGGTATTGATCGCGGCTTGCACAGCAGCATAGTCCTCGTACTCCCGCGAAGATAAAACGCGCACAGCGATATCCTCGACGGCGCGCCCGGAGGAATGTCCGCCCGGCTGTGCAGAATACCCCGGCGTAATCTTCTGACGGCTCATATCCCGAACCTGTCTGTCCAGTTTCGGGAATTCGCCTATGGTCCTGCATACGTTCCAGTACCACCAGTATCTCGTCTTTGACACTTCCCCACTTCCTTCCTACTTCGTTCTAAAACCTTACGCATATACAAGGCTTAATTTAAGCGGCTCCCGTTCCGCTTGTTCTCTGATCTTGGATCGACTACATACTTATAATATTGATACCCGTACTTCGTCGTCCGGGCTTCGACGAGGATATAGCCGCGCGGGGCGACGGGCGGATGCTTTGGACTGTACTCGCGCACGGCCTCGGTCGCAGGTTCCGGCTCTGGTCGGATGCAATTTCGCGTCGCCTTGTACCGGTGTCCGCCGAATTCTTTTCTCCAGTGCGCATGCAGGTAACTGGCAAGGGCTGTGTAGTCCTGCCCGTGGTCAACCTTGTTGCCCTGTTCATCTATATAATAGTTGTGCTTTCGCAGGTGCCGAACCTCGATCACGCTGCCGAGCCTCCAAAGCCCGCCGATGGCTTCTTCCGGGATCCCCTCTGTTACCAGGTGTAAATGGAAGCGATTGGTTGTTTTTCCTCTTCCGTAGAAAGCAACAATTTTGGCCTCCGGATAGTGATATTGCATACGGCGCACAAGGTTGTCGCGCACTCTGCGCATTTCCTCTGCGGTATGTACCTCGTTTTCTGCATCCAATGTCAGGGTGGAATACAGGCTTGTGGGCGAGAAATTGGCGTTCATCAGCGCAACGAGCCGATCCAGCGATTGCTTGCTGTTGAATTCCTCGCGTTCTTCCTGCGACTGGAACCGCGGCTTCTTCGGCCGGCTGGTCTTCGGATCCGCGCCATCGGACACGGTATACACGATCTGCGTACATACCGCCCCGGTAAATAACCGGCGCTTGTGCCTCTTTGCCATCATCCACACCTCTTTCTCCCGGGCGGACAGAGCCGTCCGCCCCTACAGGGCCATCTGCCCGCTCAAAGCGTGGCCGGAGGTTCCGGCCATGCGTTCAGCGATCAGCATCGTTCGTTGTTTCTTTCTGCATGTATGCACGTTCGTTTTCAGATATCGCCCCAAGCCCATACAATGCACGCACCTCATTCATTGTCGGTTTCCTTTTCGGTTTCTCGCTTTCTGGCATAACCTCTTCCAGTCCGAGCACCTCTATCGTCTCTATCGCCTCAAGCGAATCCATCAGATCCATCGCTCGCCGTTTCAGACTGCGCAGTTTTAAAAAAACCAGCACGCCCAGCGTGATCCACTCCAGTGCAGCGGCAAGCTCCAAAATCTCAATGATCATTTTCTTCTCCTTCCACCCCTTCCAATTCTCCTTCGCAGTATGTGCAGCGGCTCGGCAGGCTCTTTTTCAATCCGCCTTTTTTCCAGAGTTCGAAGCACGGTTTCTCCGGTCTGCCGCAGTATGGGCAGCGGTAGACGTGGAAGATATCATCCCAGCGCCAGACCATGCGGACTGCGTTTTTCTCCTTCAAGTCCCATCGCCTCCCTCATTGCTTCAACCAGCCTCTTTTCAAGTTTGTCCTGGTCGGTCTTCACTTCCATCGTTACGCCCTCCTGCTCTACCCACACGCCGTCCGTGCGCTTCGTAAATCCTGCTGGTGCAAAATTTCTGGCGTGTTCCAGCTCCGGCGTATGCCTGCACGTTGGATAGCTGCATTTCTCACAAGCCTTTCTGTCGCAGAGGAACAGGATATTCCGCTCTTTCGCCCGCGATACGCCGTTCGGCAGAAGAACGACTGGCTGCCCGATCTCCGCCGCAATCTGCGTCTGAAGCTTTTTCCGATCGCCGTCACGCAGTGCGACTGCGCATTCCAGCAAAATCATTCCTGCGCCACCTCCATTTCCTTGCGCTCCTGCATAAAACCGTGCAGGAACAGTTCCAGCAGAGCGGCGGCGTAGAGCGCTCCATGATGATCCGCGGCGGGTAAGTCTCTCCGTGGAAACTCGCGTCCCAGAATTGATTGTCATAGTCCGCGACAAACTCATCCAGTTCTGACGCGAACAGTCCCATGATTCCTGCCATTTTTGTTTCTCCTTTCAGATTTCTTCGCACTCATTGGCGCGGATATTGATGCGTTTGCCGCCGGACTCGATCACATATCCCGGCGCTTTGAACATTGGGTACCGCTCCGCTTGGTATGTGGCTCCGATCCTTGGCTGGTATTCCGGCCATACCGGGACTTTGGCCGTTATGCGGATTCGGACGAGCCTGTGCGGCAGGCGCTTTTCTCCTTCCGGGCTCTCGGTGCGCAGACCCTCCAGCTCCTTTTCCAGTTCCCGGCGGCGCTGCTCCAGTCTTTCTGCCTGCACTTTCCCGCGGCACTCCTTTGAGCAGCACCTTGTCTCCCTCGTGATCGCGCTCGGCACTTTGTAAAATGTGGCCCCGCAGACCTGGCAGACCAGCGCGACCTTATTGGATTTGCCCATGGTTTCACACTCCTTCGTCTGGGGGCCGGTATTCCGGCCCCCGTAGGCAGGACGGGCTTTCACCGTCTGCGCACCGGCGCGCCGCGCTCGCTTGACTTACGCTGCGCATTTCCGGGCGAGCCTCCCTTGACTGCCGTCAGGCGGCTTATAAAAAGGAGGCAAGCGATGCACGGGGCCTATGCGATACCCCGTGTGGGATGACGTTTTTGCGCACGTCTCACGCGCTTTCCCGGCGCACGTGCTTGAGGGATTTTCCGTGCGCCGGGTGCAAAGCCGGGGGTTTCCTTCCGCAGCCGTCTCATGGCGGAGCGCCTGCGGCATAAGTCCGATAAAATATGGTCCCCGGCTGATTGCCTATTCCTTGGTGCTGATATCCTTGTGCAGCAGGCCGTCCGCGCCCTTGACGAGCGGCAGCGCCCTGCGCCGCACCTGCTCATCCGGATTCCAGCCGCATTTCAGGCAGCAGGCCGTCGTGCGGTTCATGCAGGCGTTCCCGCTTTTCGGCAGGCCGCAGGGCATTCCCGGACGGCCCTCGTTTTTTTCTTCCGGCATTTTTAAATCTCCTGTATATCGATTCCGAATTTCGAGCGCATGAATTTCCGGTTGCGCAGATACTCCTTTGTCCGCGTGGCGGTCGACTTCACGTCCTCGACGACGAGCTTGCCGCCGAATTTGTACGAAAAGTCCGCCGTGTACCGCACTGCGCGGATGCGCTCGCCAGTCTCGGTGATGTAGCTCTCCTGCAAGGTGAACTGCGGTTGGAGCCGCAGATCGGAGATAATGCCGGCCCGCAGCATCACCATCAGTTCGTCATACCGCCGTGCCTCCTTTCGGCTGTCGAACCGGACCCCGGCCCGCTCGGCAGGCGTGTTGCGGTACTTCGCATTCCCTTGGCTCCCCTTGTGAAGGGGAGCTGGCGCCGCAGCGCCTGAGAGGTCGACCTGCTGCCTGGCATAAAGCTCCCGCATCCTCGGCGGCATATCCGCCATGGATTCAAACCGCAGCCCGCTCATTCGGATACGCCGCCCATCTGCGCACCACAGCAATAGCAATATTGAGAGCATCCCACAAAAAATGCGCCCACTTTCGTACCACAGGCTGAGCACTCCCATGTACTCCTTGATTCCCGCACTTTCTTCCACTGCCCATGCACCACCTGCGCAACGTCGGCGGCGGGCGTGTATGCGGAGGAAGAAATCATCTTGATCGCGTCCTGTATCGTGCCCTTTTCCCTGCGATAATCCCGGCTGCCCAAGCTTTTAAGCAGTGCAAGCGTCTTTTCGCGGCTGATGTATTCGTCAGGCATGGTCGGCCTCCTTTCGTGTCAGCACCCACAGTTCCCCGGCTCTTTTGAGCCAGTAAAGCCAATCCTCCATGATTGCATCGATCACGGCAGCGGCTTTTTCGTGCGGCATGGCGAGAATCGCTTCCGCTGAAAGTTCCGTGCTCTCATCCTCCATCACGGTTTCGTAAAGTTTTGAGCGAATTGGAATGCGGCAATATTTCTTTTGCTCGTTGATTTCACCGCGAATAATTTCAGCCATCATTTACCCTCCTGTTCCAAGCCTCTCTAGCTTCCGTGTACGGATCTTCTGCAAACGTTGCCCGGAACTTAAATCCGGTTCTGCATTTTGTGCAGATCAGGCCAATCGTGATAATCTTCTTCCCGTAATTGCACTGTACGGAGTTCGGCCCATCGATTTCTCCGCCGCAGAACGGACACGGGCGAAACTCAACCATTCCTCTTTCCCTCCATCGCCCGTTCAGCTTCCTCGCGGGTGAGAAATATGCTTTTCCCGATCGTACTTTCGTCAAAATCCGGGCCGCCCGCCGTTCTATAAATAATCCCTCTCACTGCGTGCTCGTACACACGCACCCCGTCAGTCTCATACACCTTGCACGGCAGCACGACCACGCGCCCGTCCTTGTCGGCCTCGGCAAGCTCTACAAGCCTGCTGATTGGCGTATTGTTGAGCGTTTCGAGATCAACCATGTGCTTTGCGCATAGCGCAAGCTTAACCGTTTCCACTGCTTCCGGTTCAAGCGCCGCGTTCTCGGCGGTCAGGCGCTCGATGAGGTTGGCTGCGTCCGTGCCAACCTTGTCAATATCGCAGCTTGTCCATGTGTCCACTCCCAGATTCTCTTTTTGCTCGGCTGTCAGCTGCTCGGTCTTCCAGTATGGACATTTTTCGCAGTCTCCGGTCGGTCCGCCCGGTGTAGACGTGCACTGCAGCGCCTGCACGATTTCCTGCCCTGTCATGCTGTGCCCTCCATCGCCTTCCCCCACGCGGCCAGTTGGGCGCGGAGGGCTGCGCAGAGCTTTCCGGCCTTATCCTCGTCCTTGATGTGGGAAATAGCCTGTGTCAGCTGATTAAAGGCTGCCTGCCACTGGTAGAAATACAGCTGTGCAGCCGTCACGTCCTTGTCGGACATGGCAAGCTTTTTGCGCAGCGCCTCGACTTCTTCGGTCAGGCGCTCCTTTTCCGCGTCCGAAGAGGCGGTTTCCGCCATTGCCTTTGCCGCCGCCAGCTGCTGTTTCAGGCTCTCCGCCTCCTTGCGGACGCGCTCGATCTCCTGTTCGGTCTTTGTGGTTTGCTTCCGCCATTCGTCGGTCTTCTTGCGCAGCTCCGTTTCCGCCTGCGCCCGGACCTTGGCCTCCGCGTCCCGGATCGCCTGCTCGTCGCGCTGGACAGCTACCTCGACGGGCCGGTTCTTGAGCGCCTCCAGCTCGTCCGCCATGCGGCAGGCCTCGTCCTTCGCGGCGGTCAGCTCATCCTCCATGCCGCGCAGCTTCTCATAGGCCGCCTCGGCCTCTTTCTTCGCGTTCTCGGCGCGGAGGGAATCGCTGTTTGCCTGCCGCAGGGCGCTTTCGCGCTCCTGCCGGGCGGCGTCCCTCTCCTTTATTGCTTTTTCCAGTTCCCGGGCGGAAAGATTCTCCGCGTCGACTGCTTCTGCAAATTCCTCGCGCTCGTCTTCCGGCACGGCCAGAAGCCGCAAAGCATTGGAAATACTGAGATTTTGCAACGTTGACGATTCTGGCACAGCCCCAAAAATGCCGATCTGTGCCGCGCCGTACTCGTTGAATACCCGCATAAATCTTGTCGCGGTCGCCTGGGAAAACTCCGTGTTTTCCCTCAGCCACGTGCCCCAGCCGCCATACGGGACCATGCTCTTTGCGGCCTCCAGCCGCCGGCCGATCTCGACGCCATAGTAAAGCGTCATGGCCTTTGCCTGCCGGGTCAGCTCGCGGATCTCCGCGCCCAGCTTTTCCGGGGATACCATCAGATTCTGTTCACTCATGCCGCTGTCTCCTTTTTCGTTTTCGCTCCGGCGCGTTTCATCCGCCGGATGTGTTCGAGCCATCTGTCCACAAATTTCTGCACTTCTTTCGTCGGCGCACAGTTCCGCAGGCCGTGATTCTGAAGCTCTTTCACTGTTTTCAGTTCCACTTGCAGGGTAAACCACGGCTTGTCCGGCGCATCTGCGCGGCGGATGAAGAAAATGCAGCTTTCTCCGCGCGCCACGGTCGCGCCGTAGGTTCCGACGCAGTGGTGAAGGGCACTGCCCTCGTCGATCAGCTCTTCCTCGGTGCGCACCGGCCGGATGCAGATCCCGCCGTCAGCCCAGGCCCACGCCTCCAGCGGCGCGACGGCCTTTTCAAACGCCGGGCGGCGCTTTTCGATCTCGGCCTGCTTCCTGCGCTTTTCTTCTTCGTTTCGAGCGATGCGCTCCGCCTCCACGAGCCGGTCGTGTTCGCGCTTTAGGCTTTTCGGGAGCTGGACGTGCTCGTCCCGCATGTCGAGTCCGGCGCGGCGGGCCATGTTCCAGTAGTCCAGCATCATTGTGATGTCAGACTTTTGCCGTTCCAGATACCGCAGGCAGCGCATGACGGTCAGCCGGCCGCGCATCAGCTGCATACTTTTGCCGCCCGCAGCGTCCGGCAGCAATGCTTTTTCGCTGCACAGCTTGTCCAGATCGTAGATCTGCAGCTTTTTCAGCAGGCTCCAGTCCTCCGGCAGCCGTACCGGCTCAAACGCCCGCACCATCTTGTATTTTGCAAGATCGTCCTGCGTCCATTTCTTCCGGACGCAGAATGCAAATTCCTGCTTATCCAGTCCCAGCATCCGGGCCGGGCGCTTCTGCTTCCAATCGACCCATTCCAGCTTCGCGCTGTGCCCGCCGCAGTAGTCCCAGCTCTGCGTATCCCGCGTGATCGCCTTTGCGACCATGCCCCCGCAGCCCTGCACGATCAGATTCTCGATGTTCCGGTGCTTCTGCCAGAGGCGCAGATACGCAACTGGCCGCGCCTCGTCTCCGGCCGCTTTCATGTATTGGAGCAGAGCCGAATTTTCGATGGTCGTTCCGGATAGATCTTCCGGCTTGCGGAACCAGTTTTCATCCAGCGTCTTGCCCCATCTGTCGTCGCAGCGCTTCACCTGCCGCCAGCTATCAAAATAACGGATCGTGTTCATGAATTTCTGATAGCCTGTCAGCCGGACAGCCTTTTTCTGCTCAAACACATACGCCTCATACGGCCACATCCGGTAGACCTTCTTCGCGTCCTTGCCGATGTTCCGCTCCGCCCGCCAGCCCAGCAGGACGAATTTGCTCCCCAGTTGCCACGGTTCGCAGAAATAGACGTTATCGTCGATCCCGGTCCATGAGAGCTGCCCGACGTGCTTTGCCCGAAGCTCCGCGCCGCACTGCGGACAGCGGAATTTGTCCTCCGGGCCGATCTGCATGATACCCTCCACGAAGCCGAACGGCGCCCAGCCTTTTCCGCAGTCCGCCCCTCTGACCTTCTCTGCGATCCAGCTGTCGCCGCAGGCCGTGCAGGCTACGGAGACTGCGTTTTCCCGTATGCCGGTAAGCGGATCGCGATAATATGTATCCCGGTAGATCGCGTATTCGGACTTGAATTTCGTCCGGATGCACCAGTCCAGCGCACCCTCGGACGGCTGCCTCGGCAGCCGCTCCTCATAATCGATCTGATCGCTCATCCGAAGAAATCCTCCAGATTCACGATGTTTCCGGCCGGTGCAGGCGGCGCGGCGGGTTCCGGCTTCGGCGCTTCCGTCTGCTCCGGCAGGCCGAAGTATTTGCGGATGATCTTCTCGGCCTCCGCCCCGGTGCAGCAGCTGCCGTTTTTGCACGCGAACGCTCTGATTTCGGCCTCGCAGGCCTTGAGGCTCATGCCGCCATGCTTCAGATCGTCCAGCACCAGCTTTGCCGCCGCCTCATCCGGCGCGATCATCTCCAGCAGCTGCTCGCCGCACATCCACACCGGGCCGCGCGGCCCCTGCTGCTTGCGGATGATCTCCGTTGCCTCTTGCAAATATGGATTTTTCATGGTATACTCTCCTTGTACTTAACTTGTTACGGGGAAGTGTAGGCTTCTCTGCCCTCGTCCGGCTGGAACCGGGCGAGGGCATTTTTTATCC